ATTAATCAAAGGAACCATGGAGGTTTTAGGTACTCAGGGATTACCTGATGACCCCAAACAAGCGGAAATGGTTATGGGTTCTACAGACACGTTATCAAGTGAAGTATGGGATTTGAGATTAGGTCCAGTATTATGGGAAAAGTTTATCGAAGCCTATCCATCTCAATTATTTGATGATGATAAAAAGTATATACAGAACTACCTATTTGCCAGATTTTCAGCATTGTCTGCTGATGAGTTTTTCAAATTAGCTAAGAGTATCCTTCGTGGAGATGCTAAGGCAACTCAAATTTTAGATAGAATGGTATCTGAAATTGTTGCTCATCTAAGTGAGGTACATTCAGATGATGAGGATTATGAAGAGGATGGGGATGTTGCCTCACCTGAGGGTCCTGAAGATGATGACTTGGGTGATTTGGATGATTTTCTTGGTAGTTTAGGTATTTCGAGGTCCTAAAACTACACTCCATGGGTCTAACTAGAGAACAGTTACTTTTAGAATACTCTAAGTGCATGAAGAATACTCCTTATGCACTTAGAACTTATTTAAGTACCTATGACAATACCCAATCAAAATATGTTCCTTTAGAGTTATTTCTTGACCAAGTAAATTTGGTTGAGGACTACGAGGAGTACAATGAAAATATTGCCCTGAAGTACAGACAGGCGGGTGTATCTACAGTAACCGCTGCGTGGGCTAGTAAGAGATTGGTTTTTGCGATGAAGACCAAACCTGAAAAAATTCTAATCATTGCAAACAAGTTGGATACAGCCGTGGAGATGGCGAACAAAATTCGTTCATTTATTGAACAATGGCCGTCTTGGGTTGGTGTAGGGTTTTCACCTGACAAAAACGCTGCCAGACACTTCAAATTATCTAATGGGTGTGAAGTCAAAGCCGTTGCAACATCAAAAGACGCCCTTCGTGGATATTCTCCTACGATGTTGATATTTGACGAAGCTGCGTATATTGAGGCTGACGGAGACTTTTGGGCTGCCTGTATGGCGTCACTATCAACGGGTGGTAAAGTTGTTGTAATATCAACCCCTAACGGTTATGACCCCATCTATTATGAAATCTACGAACAAGCCAATAGGGGAATGAATGATTTCAAGGTTACCGAAATGTTTTGGTATCGAGACCCCCGATACTCAAAAGACTTATACTTGGTAAAATGTGATGATATTATTCATTATTTCCTCAATCGTGATGAATATAAAGATGAGGAGATAAGGATAGATTTTTCAGCCAATAGTTCGTATGACAGAGATTATGACGAACTCCAAAGATTATTCAAAGACGGATACAAACCATCATCATCGTGGTTTGAGTCAATGGTAAAAAAACTCAAATACGATAAAAGAAAAGTTTCTCAAGAATTGGAATGCAATTTCTTGGGCTCAGGTGATAACGTATTTGAATCTACATTACTTCAAAGTATTTCTGAAAATATGGTCAAAGAACCTGTTAGCAAAATGGTGAGTGGTGGTTTTTGGATATGGAAAGAACCTGAGTTAGACCACCGTTATATCATGGGTGTGGACGTTTCTCGTGGTGACTCTGAAGACTTCTCTACCATACAAATTTATGACTTTGAAAACAAGGAACAGGTGGCTGAATATCTTGGTAAAGTCCCACCTGATGTATTAGCTGAGATTGCTTATAAATGGGGTGTTATGTACAAAGCCTTTATTGTCATTGATATCACTGGTGGGATGGGGGTTTCTACATCCCGAAAACTTCAAGAATTAGGTTATAAAGATTTATATGTTGAAGGTGTGGACTTTGGTAATAAATGGAAGTATGACCCTCGAACTCAGGAAAAAATTCCAGGTTTGAACTTCAGTTCAAAACGAGTACAAATTATTGCTGCGTTGGAAGAATCTTTACGTCATGGGTTGACAATCCGTTCATCTCGTTTGCTCAACGAAATGAGTACATTTGTTTATATCAATGGTAGACCTGACCACATGAAAGGACAACATGACGATTTGATTATGTCCATAGCTATGGCGGTTTACGTTGCGGAATCTTCATTTTCACAACTAACTAAAGTTACAGAACAGGCTAAGGTTATGTTGGATTCTTGGCAAGTGAATTCATATGAACATCAAAATGAACAATATTTCAATCCTGCGTTACCTCAAAATATGAATTCGAATAACCCTGTTTATCGCAATCAACCCACTAAAAGCGAATATGAAAAGTATTTATGGTTATTCAGCGGTATAAAACGTTGATAAAAAAAATATTTGATGTAATTTTTGTAAGATGGCAGAAAACGAAAAAGACTTAACGATATGGCAGAGGTTATCCCAAACCTTCGGGCCAAATTCTTTATTGGGTCAGGATTTACCAACATATAAGTTCGACAAAAAAGAATTATTACGTACTACAAATAAAGCGGAGTACGAAAAGGAAAAATTACAAGCTCGTCAGACTTCATATCTTACACAACAATGGGTAAAGATTGAAAATAATCTATACGCACAAGCCGTATATTATGAACCAACTCGTTTGGCATCATATTATGACTACGAATCAATGGAGTATACTCCTGAAATTGCGGCAGCATTAGACACTTATGCTGAGGAATCCACAACAGTAAATGAGGATGGGTATATGTTGCAAATTTATTCTGATTCTACAAGAATTAAGTCGGTACTTGGTGATTTATTCAATAACGCATTGGACATTAATACTAATTTACCTATGTGGACAAGAAACACCTCTAAGTATGGTGATAATTTTGTCTTTTTGAAGTTAGACCCTGAAAAAGGTGTTGTTGGTTGTTTACAATTACCAAATATTGAAATCGAAAGAATCGAAGTTGGTATGAGAGGTCGTGCAACTTCTGGTTTGGGAGGTGCAGCTACAAATACTGATACTAAGAGTTTGACATTTAGTTGGAAGAACAAACAGTTAGAATTTAATTCATGGGAAATTGCCCACTTCAGATTGTTGGGTGATGATAGAAAGTTACCATATGGTACATCTATGTTGGAGAAAGCTAGAAGAATTTGGAAACAATTAGTTTTAGCGGAAGATGCTATGTTGGTTTATAGAACATCAAGAGCACCCGAAAGAAGAGTATTCAAGGTTTACGTAGGTAATATGGATGACCAAGATATCCAACCTTACGTACAAAGATTTGCAACACAGTTCAAGAAAGACCAAATAACAGACCCTCAAACGGGTAATGTTGATATGAGATTTAACCAAATGGCTGTTGACCAAGATTTCTTTATACCTGTTCGTGACCCAAGTGCACCGAATCCGATTGAAACTTTACCAGGTGCTACTAATCTTTCTGAAATCGCAGATATTGAATATATTCAGAAAAAACTTTTGACAGCACTTAGAATCCCTAAAGCATTTTTGGGTTTTGAAGAGGTTGTTGGTGATGGTAGAAATTTATCTTTACAGGATATTCGTTTTGCAAGAACCATCAATAGAATACAAAAATCTATGTTGGCTGAGTTGAATAAAATTGCAATCATTCACTTATTCTTGATGGGTTTCGAGGATGAGTTGAATTCATTCCAACTTAGTTTGACTAATCCTTCTAAACAAGCTGATTTATTAACAATCGATGTTTGGAAAGAAAAAATGTTATTGTATAAAGATGCTGTTATGCCGATTGAAGGTATTGCTCCTGTTTCACAATCATGGGCTAAGAAACATATCTTAGGTTTCTCAGATGAAGAAATCAAATTGGATTTACAACAACAACGAGTCGAAAAAGCAATCTCAACTGAGATTCAAAATACACCTAATGTTATTACTAAAACAGGATTATTTGACACTGTTGATAAATTATATGGTAATGGAGGTTCACCATCAGGAGCAACTGAAACTGACACTGCGGGTGGTTTAGGTGATGTAACAGCGGATACTACAATTCCTGATACTGGTTTTGAAACTGCTGAAACACCAACATCTGAGGTTACACCTGAATCCTTAAATAAGAAAATGAATATTATCTTAGAAAAAGAAAATTTTGGTACTATTCAGGAAATAGACCTAAATAAAGGAAACAGGTCTTTAGGTGAAATGGAAAAAGAATTGGGCAAATTGATTGACTAATATATTTATTATAAAATATAAGTTATGAAATTCGGAGAATTATTGAGTAAAATCGAAAAGAAAATGGTTGATTCATATGTAAATGAATCAATAAAAGAAGATTTAAAAACCTTTAAAAATTTGGTACTCAATAATAAAGGATTGAGTTCAATGTATAGTATCTACAATCAACTATCTAAAAAACAAGGTTTAGACAAAGAAACTGGTGAATTATTCATCAAAGAAAGTGTTAGACAACTTGAAAGAATTATCCCAAATTTAGAAACAAAACAA